GGGGCCAAAGCAGACCGAGGAGCCCGCGAGCGTAAACTTTTGACCGTTTAATAAACCCCACCCATGCCCCTCACCACCGCCGCCTATTACGTCTCCCTCAATTACGGCCACCATCTCATCAAGTGGGCCATTGGCCGGATCCGGGCCGGAAGCATGACCCCGGAACAGTTCGCCGAGAGCCAGACTGCGGACGCCCACCCGCGGGATCCGAAGCGGGCCACCATCGCCCGGGGCCTCCGAGAGATCATGGGGGAAAAGCCCGAGAACCTCCCCGAAAGCCTTCGATGACTCAAGCCGACTACGCAAGGGCTACCGGACTGACCAAGGGTCGGGTCTCCCAGTTGGTCAAAGCAGGAATGCCACTGGCATCCCGGGAGGCTGCCGACAAGTGGCGGGGCATGAGTACCCGCGCCCGCCCAACCGCGGGGGCCAAGGGCAAACCGTCCGCGCCGATCATCCCGAAATCCGCTTCGGGATCATCCGGGGAGCCGGGACCGTATCGCCCGCCCGAGGCCCAGGCACCCACCGACCCCGCGTTGATCTCGGCCGACACACCGGCGGGATCCTACGAACGGCAAAAGGGCATCGAGAAAGCCGCTTATGCTTTGTCGGTCCGGGCGCTAAAAGCAGGGCAACCCGACGCTGGCCGCCTCGTTCAGATCCACAACCTCGCCGCCCGGAACCTTACCGCAGCCCGGGAGGAAGTTCTCGCGCTGGCCGAACGGGAGCGCCATCTTGTTTCAGGTGACTGGGTCCGAAAGGCCATGACCGAACACGACGGAGCGGTCGCCACCTTACTCCGAGCAATGCCCAAGCAACTTGCCGGCCGCATCGCTCCTCACGACCCTGAACACGCAGAGAAAGAACTGGACCGCTGGGTTCAGGAAGTAGCCCTTGCCACTCTCCAACAAACCGATCCTTGGAAATGAAGACCAAGCCAACCATCGAAAACGTCCCAATCGGGAAGCTGAAAGCCTATGACAGCAACGCCCGGACCCATTCGCCTGAACAGGTCGCCCAGATCGCCGCCTCAATGGTCGAGTTCGGCTTTACCAACCCGGTCTTGATCGACAAGCGGGGGACCATCGTGGCCGGACACGGTCGAGTGGAGGCCGCCCGGTCGCTTGGATTGGAGGAGGTGCCTTGCATTCGACTTGAACACCTCACCGAAGACCAAGTCCGGGCCTATTGTTTGGCCGACAATAAATTGGCCCTAAATGCGGGGTGGAACATGGACACCCTCGCCGCGGAATTGAAAGGCCTCGAGGCGGTCGGGTTCGACATGAGCCTGACAGGTTTCAGCCCGGAGGAACTCGCCGAAATCATGGGGGACACCGTCGAAGACACCGACCCGGAGGAGCCCGCCCCGGAAGTCGAGTTCTCCGAGGAGTTGCTCCACGCTCACAACTACGTTGTTTTGTACTTCGACAACCCATTAGATTGGCAAGTCGCCCAGGAGAAGTTCGGGCTCAAGGAGGTCAAAGACCTCATCCCCAGAAAAGGGCAACCCACAGGCATCGGCCGGGTCATCCGAGGGTCCGAGTGGCTCAACCGCATCGCATGAAAGACCCCACCGTCTCCGTCATCATCCCGTCATTTCGGCGGGCTCACCCGGATCGCCTACCCGGTCGGGACTACTTCCAGTCCGCCCGATACTGCGTCCCGGAATCCCAGGCAAAAGACTACGCCAACGTGGTCGGGGCGTCCCGGGTGTTGGCAATCCCGGACTCGGCCGACGGTAACATCGCCCGAAAACGGAATTGGATCCTTCGAAACATCCCGCGGCCGTTGCTCATGATCGACGACGACGTCAGCGGGCTTTGCCATACCGAAGGCGTCTACAAGCGCGGCCGGTGGACTGGCAAGAGCGACCAAAAGATCATGCTGACCCCGGAGGAAGCCGACGACCTCATTGTCCGCGGGTTCAACCTCGCCCATCAGTTCGGGTGCGTTTTGTGGGGTCTCAACCTCAACGAGGACGGGCGCATCTACAAACAGTTCAAGCCGTTTTCGCTGTCCGCTCCGGTATTGGGGCCGTTCACCGGACACTTGGCGCACCGATACCTCAACGACGAAAGGATGGGATCAAAGGACGACTATGACTTCGCACTCCAGGTGTTGAACAAAGAGCGGAAGATTCTCCGCCTCAATAAGTACGCCTACGTCTGCGAACACGGGGACAATGCGGGCGGGATCGTGTCGAGCCGAACAATTGAGTCCGAAACCAAATTCTGCCGGGCCATTGAAAGGAAGTGGGGGCGGCACGTCATCCAATACTCACTGCAACCAAAACGAATGGCCGACTTGTTGAACGCCCGAGTCGCCGTCCCGATTGGGAACGTCTAATGCTCACCGACTTACAACGTGACTTGCTCGAGTTCCGCCGCGGCTTGTACCGGCCAACCCCGCGGCAAACGGTTGTCGAGTGGACCGAGGCCAACCTCAAACTGACCGCCCGGCAGACCGAAAACCCGGGGCCGTTCTCGACCAGCGTTCGCCCCTACACAAGGGAGCCATTGGAGTGTTGGAAGGACTCCGGGGTCGTCGAGATGACTTTGTGTTGGGGGTCCCAGACCAGCAAAACGACCACCCTGATGGCTGGCCTTGCGTGGCTCATCGACAATGAACCGTCGCCCGCCTTGTGGCTGATGCCCACCGAAAACCTCGCCCGGTCGTTCTCGAAATCCCGGTGGCTTCCAATGCTGGAGGATTGCCCGGCAATCGTGGCGCACTTCCCGAAGGATCGGGACAAACTCACAAACCTCGAACAGCACTTTGACCGTTCCACGCTAACGTTCGTGGGAAGCAACAGCCCGGCAAACCTCGCCTCCCGCCCTGTCCGGGTGCTGGTAGCCGACGAGGTGGACAAGTTCGCCCAGGCTACCGAGCGAGAGGCCGACGCCCTCGACTTGGCCGAGCAGCGCCTCAAGGCCTTCAGTTCGTCCAAACTGTTTCTGACATCGACACCCACCACCACCGACGGGCGCATCTGGCAACGGTTCCTCCGCGGGGACCAGCGCCGGTTCTACCTCCCGTGCCCCCATTGCAAGGCACCGATCCGATTGGAGTGGAGACAGGTCAAATGGGACGAGACTGCAAAGCTTGAGGACGGAAAATGGGACTTTGGTCGGGTCCGCGCTTCCGCCCGGTACGAATGCCAGCTTTGCAAGGGCAACATGACCGACGCCCAGAAGGTTGCCGGACTCAGACATGGGCAATGGATCCCGGAGAACAAAGGGGCGCTGCCCGGGGTGCGGTCTTACCATCTGTCGAGCCTCTACAGCCCGGACCGGAAATGCACTTGGGGCCATCTTGCCGTGCAGTTCCTCGAAGCCAAGGAATCGCTGTTGGGCCTCCAGTCGTTCGTGAACGGTAACTTAGCCGAACCGTGGGAGAACCAAGCCGCGCCACGGCAACGGGAGGAACTCATCGTGTCGGGCACCGAGGGCCTGACGGACAAGTGCGTGAAGTTCTTGACCGTTGATTGCCAAGCCTCCAGCCCTCACTTCTGGTTTGTGGTTCGAGCATGGAACGAAGACGGATCCTCCCGGGCGGTTGACGCCGGACCCCTCGACACTTGGCACGACGTGCGCGAGAAACAACGGGAACACGGGGTCGGGGACGTCCACGTCGTCATTGACTCGGGCTATGATGCCCCAACGGTTTACGCCGAATGCCTCCGGTGGGGGCGGTTCGTGGCTCGCACCGGGCGGGTGCCGCTTTGGGTCGGGTGGATGCCATCGAAGGGAATGCCCCGGAAGGGCTGGCGCAACCCGAAGACCGGGGTGGACGAGCCATTCTTCCTCCGAGGAATCGACCCGCGGGTGGGCGACAACGCCGGCAACCAAGGCCGTCTCGAACTCAAGCTTTTGGAGTTCGGAACCGACGTGACCAAGGACATCCTCGAACGCCTACGCAAGGGCAAGGTCAGCACCCGGTGGGAGGTCGCCGAAAAGGTCGCCACGCCGGACTATTGGCGTCACCTCGACGCCGAGCAAAAGGTCGCCCGCTTATCAAGCGCCACCGGCCGAACGACGTGGACGTGGCTGCCCCGCTCATCAAAATGGCCGAATCACCTCGCCGACTGTGAAGTCATGCAGGTGGCCGCCGCGGTTTTCTTCAACCGGCTTCGCATGACCGCCACCTCATCGAACGATGCAAACTGACCTCCTGACCACCAAGGAACTGGCCGCTATGCTCAAGCGGGCTCCGTCCTACGTTTACGCCATGAAGGCCCGAGGGTTTCCAATGCCAGGGGGCCGGGCGCGACTCACCGAGGCTCTGGCGTGGCTCACCCGGCACCCGCAACCAAGGGCAGAACGCCGGCACGGGCGCAAATGAGCAAGGACGGGCCAACGCCCCGGTGGCGTCCGGTCCCGGATCGTGCGGACCTTAAATCGTGGCAGTTTCCTCAGCATTCGCCCGCGGCCTCCTGCGTCACGTCTACTCGACGGTGACCCATGGGGCCACGTTGCTGGACAAGCTCAACAGCCTCAACAACGAGGCGGTCCACGCGCTTGAGTCGGGAAAGGTTCTCCAGCAGACCACCGGCAACGGTCGGTCGGTGACGTTTCAGGTCAACGCAAGCGAAGGCGTGACCCCTACCGAGATGTCGGAGATTTACAGCCGGCTCCTGGACCTGTATGACGACGCCGTCGCCGCGGGGAACGTGACCGATGCCACCCGCTACAGCTACATGATGGCCCGATTGAAGCCGATCCGGTCCTTCAGAAACGATTTCTCGAACCTGATCCGATGAACCTCCTCCGACGCCTTCAGGCAGCTACCCGGTTCGTCGTTGCTCCCAAGGCACGATATGAGGGGGCTCGGCATTCGACCCAGCGTTCAACGCTCCACGGTTCGGTCCAGTCGGCCGCCTACGACATCGACCCCTACAGCCGCTACGAGTTGGTGCGTCGGTCCCGGTACTTCGAGCGCAACAACGCGTTCGTAAATCGGATCGCTGACCTTTTCGAGCAGTACACCGTAGGACAGGGGCTTGCGTTCTTTCCGTCATCGTCCAGCCCAACGTGGAACGAGGCCGCTCTCAATTACTGGCGTGACTGGCAACGGTTCGCCGACCTGTCGTCCCGGCTGTCGTTTGGATCCCTCCAAGGCATCATCGCCCGGGCGCTTTTCGTCGATGGCGAGATCTTCGTCATCCTCACCCGAGGCGACTCCGGCAACCCTCGGATCCAGTTGGTGGAATCCCACCGAGTTAAGAACCCGCCCACCCAGGACGGCCGGACGATCATCGACGGCATCGAGGTGGACGACCGAGGCCGCCCGACCGCCTATTGGATCACCAACGAGGACGCGAAGCGGAAAGAGACCTTCCAGCGGGTCGAGGCCCAGTTCGTCGTCCACGTCTTTGAGCCTGGGCGCCCTGGACAGTACCGAGGACTTCCGGCGCTGTACCCGGTAATGAACGACCTCCACGACCTCGACGACCTGCAAATCTTCGAGATGCAAGCCGCCAAGGCCGCCTCGAAGGTCCAAAACATCATCAAGACCAAGGAAGGCGAGGTCACCGACGACGACATCATCCGCGGCACGGTCACCGGATCCGACGGAGTCGAACGGGCCGACTATTACAAGGATGTCTTCGGTGGGGAGGTCGCCGTTCTCAAACACGGGGACGAGTTCAACCAGTTTCAAGTCGAGCGCCCTTCCGCGGCCACGTCGGGCTATTGGGATTACCTGACCGCCAAGGTCTGCGCCGGGATCGGGGTGCCCAAGGAAATCGTCCTGCCCACCTCGATGCAGGGAACCTCAATGCGGTCGGTGTTGGACATCGCCAACGCCTTTTTCCGATCTAGGTCTGCCGTCATCGCTGACCACCTCCGCCGGGTCTACGAGTACGTCATCGAGACCGGCATCCGCACCGACCCCGCGCTCCGTATTCCGCCCGCCGATTGGTATCGGTCTACTTTTCGGGCTCCGCGGTCTATCAACGTGGACGTGGGCCGCAATTCCGCCGCCGCGGTCGCCGAGTTCAAGACCGGCATGAGGACGCTTCAGAGCATCTACGCCGAGACGGGTGAAGACTGGCGCGAGCAGCTACGGCAAAAGGCGGCAGAGATTGCCTATGCCCAAGAGCTTGCCCAAGAGTTCAACGTGGACCGGGCTGAGATCATGACTCTCGACCCGAACGAACTTTCGAGCAACAACGCCGTAGCCGCCAACCCGTGAATACCTGGTTCGACATCCAAGCGAAGGCCGACGAAGCCGACATCTACCTCTACGACGAGATCGGGGGATGGGGAGTGAACGCTAAGTCGTTCATTGACGCCGTCCGGGCGACCGGGGCGAAGCGCATTAATCTCCGCATCAACTCGCCGGGCGGTTCCGTGTTCGACGGAATCGCGATTTACAATTTCCTCCGCGGACAGGACGTCACCGTCCAGATTGACGGACTTGCCGCGTCGATTTCTTCGATCATCGCGCTGGCCGGAAAGACGGTCCGCATCGCTGGCAACGGGTTCTTCATGATCCACAACCCTTGGGGCGGTGCGATTGGGGAGGCCGACGAAATGCGCCAGACGGCCGACTTGCTGGACAAGATCCGGGACAGTCTTGTGGGCACCTACGCCGCCAAAACCGGCAAGGACGCCGACACCATCAAGAAATGGATGGACGCCGAAACTTGGTTCACCGGAGCCGAGGCCAAGGAGGCTGGATTCGTGGACGAAGTGACCGACGAAATCGCATTCGCTGCTTCGACCCGGTCGTTCCGCAACGCTCCCGACGCCCTCAAGGCTGTTTCCAAGACCGCGCCCCAGGCTGCCCGCCGCGCATTTGACAAAGGGGTCCAGCAGGTCGAGGACGGCAAAGGGGGCGACGGGCTCGAACCCGCCACCGTCAAGGAGGCCCGAAGCCTCAAGGCCGGTGAGACTCCGACCGAGGCGAAGGTCCGCAAAGCTTACCGTTGGTGGGCTCGCAACGAGCGGTTCCTTGAAGCCGAGGCCGACAGCCCGGCCGACGTGGCTGCCAATCTGTGGGGAGGGGCCGCGGGCCGTGACTGGTTCCGTGCCTTGTACGCCCAACTGGACGAGGACAACGACTCGCCCGAGACCCCGGACAATTCCGAAACCCAACCCCAACCCATGACCAAACTACTCCAAAGCCTCGCCGCCGCCGGGCTTATCTCCTCCGCTGACGTTGCCGAGGACACCGCCGTCACCGAGTTCGAACATTTCTTCGCCGCCTTTAAAAAGGCCAAGGACGACGCCGTTGCCGCGCTCGACCAGATCGCCAAGGCCAAGGTCCTTTCGACCGTTGACGCCGCCATCGCTGATGGCCGCATCGCCGCCAGCGTCAAGGATGCCTGGGTCGCCCAGATCCAAGCTGACGCCAAGGCCGCCGAGTTGCTGGCCGCGATCCAGACCCCGAAGCCCGGAGCCGACCCCGTTGGGGCACCGGCCGGAGCGGGTGGCAAAGCTTCCGACGAACTCCGCGCTGAGTTTGATCGGATCACCGATCCGAAACAGCGCACGGCTTTCTGGTCCCAACACAAGGCCCAGTTGCTGAAAAAGTAACCTCACAACCAACCCAAACACACCATGCCCAATACCCTCGACTCCGGCCTGAATGGGACGCTCATCTCCCAAGCGGGCCTCGATGCCTTCGTCGGAGCTTTCGCTCCCATGTCGGCCTTCACCACCGACTTTGACCCGGCTCCGGCCTCGAAGTCTGACACCATCCAGGTGCCCTACGTTCCGGCCGCCTCCGCCGCCGCGGACTTCGCTGGCACTTACACCCGCCAGGACTCGACCCTGAACAAACGCACCATCACGCTGAACAAGCACAAGTTCGTGTCTTGGTATCTGTCCGACGTGGCCATCGCCAAGAGCCCGGCCGTCACCCTCGAACGCTTTGGAATGCAGAAGGGTTTCCAGTTGGCCAAGGCCGTCTTCCAGGACGTTCTGTCCGCGGTCACCCTTGCCAACTACGGAGCCGCCGCTCACACCGGCCTCGCCGCAAACTTCGACTACGCCGACATCGTTGACATCAAGGACGCGTGCGACACCGCCGAGATGCCCGAGATGCCCCGGAGCCTGGTGCTGTCGTCCAGCTATTACAACGCCCTGCTGAAGGACTCCGTCATCAAGGATGCGGGTGCCCTCGGCGCGACCGCCAACCAGACCGGCAGTCTCCCGAACCTGTCCGGGTTCATGACTTACCGTTCGAGCTTGGTCCCGGCCAACGCCCAGAACCTCGTTGGCTTCGCCGCGTTCCCCTCCGCTTTGGTCACCGCGATGCGTTACCTCCAGCCCTCCGGCCGAAGCCAGGACGGCATCTATCGCCCCGTGGCCGACGAGTCCACCGGCATCACCCTCGGCTACCGCGAGTTCTACGACAACGACAAGGGCGAGGTTGTCGCCGTGCTGGAGTGCTTCTATGGCTACGCCCTTGGCGAGGCCGCTGCCCTCAAGCGCATCGTGTCGGCCTAATCGCCATGCGACTCGGCATTCTCATCGCTGACGGCAAGGTCGTTCTTGGACCCGCTCCGGCCTCAAAGGTCGAATCTGAGTTCAAGGCGGCCGTGCAGTCGGGCGCAAACGGTGTGGGCGTCATCGAGCTTTGGTCCGAGGACCGGGGCCGCGAGAAGCGCCACAAGTTCCCGCAGGGGGCCGCGCCGGTCCCTGTGTCTGTGGCTGACAAGCCGCGGAAGAAATAACACCGAACCAACCCATGAACGCGGCCGACACGGCACTTGCGACCGGATTCACCACCTTGCTGGCAACGGCAGGGGACACGGTGACTTTCCGGGGTGCTTCCGTGTCGGCCGTGGTCAACTGGGTGCCGTTCGACGAAAAGCCGTTCCCTAACAGCCCTGACTTTGACCGCGAGGCCACCTCCCGGGTCGAGTTCGTGGACGGTGCGGTAAGTCCCGCGCCCCGGGTCGGTGAGATCATCACCCAAGGCACCAAATACCACCGCATCCAGTCGGTCCGATTCAACGGTCTGGCTTGGTTGATGGATTGTGAGGTGACGACGTGACTCTGACCTTCCAGACCAACCTCGACGAGTTCAACGCAGCGCTGACCCGCTACGCCGCGCTGTCGAGCAAAGGAGCGGCCGAGGCCGTAGCCAAAAAGGGAGCCGACTTCGGTTTTCGTTTGTCCCGCAAACTGCTGACCTTGGCCCCGGAAAAAGGGTCCGTCCGCGAGAACCGCCTGGCCGCGCTGGCTTCAGGTGGAGGTCTCAAGATCCGCGACAAGATCCGCCAACGAGTCTACGCGAAGCTCGGCGTCTCCCAGACCCTCTCCGGTCGAAAGCTCCGCATGGGCGGCAAAAAGCTTTCTGCATCCAAGCTGGTCGGTGGAAAGCGCCTGAATCTGCAAGCGCTCCTCGTCCGCGCCGAACTCAACGCCCGTGAAAGCGGCCGCGGGTTCTCCGCGTTTTCTGCCCGGTACAAGTCCCTTTCCCAGCAACTGGCCGCTGACCGTTTCGGTGAGCAGCGCCGGAAGATCATCGACCGCTACAGCCGGTTCCTGTCCGAGGTTGGTTTTAAGCGGGACCGTGATTCGTCCAACCTGACGTTCCGATGGGGCGGCAACGAGTCGTCCGGCAAGATGGCCGTGGCGCTCCAGAAACCGCGCCAACAGGCCGCTATCGCCGCCGCGCTCGACGAGGCCCGCGCCGACATGATGGACTATATCATCCGCAAACAGACCCAAGCCGCCCGGACGATGGCAATCTGACCCATGCTTTCCCTCGCTTCCATGCAGTCAACGGTGGCCGCGGCAATCACTGCCAACGCCTTTTTCTCAGCAAGCCCGGCCGTGTCCTGCATTGCTGACGACGGTCTTCAGGACTCAGCCATCGAAACCCAGCTTCGTTCCGTTGGCTGCGTCGTGGTTGTCCCTCCGATCCTCCGGGCAATGCGTCGGGATCTCGGTGCCGGAAAGTTGCTTCTGGACGCCGAAATCGTGGTCCGAGTGTTGGTCAATCCGCACGTCAACGCAGCGGCGGGAGGAGCCAACCGAAACGTCTATTCCGCCGTGGCTGCCGCTACCCAGGCCGTCTTGTCGTGGGTGCCCGCAACCGCCGGGGACCGTCGCTTCGAGACTTCCGAGGATTTCCTCCAGATCGCAGTCAACGACACGGGCCTCCTCGGCTACCATCTCCTTTTCACCAAACTCTCAACCCTGAACTGATCCCAACCAACCCATGAACACCGCCCCAGTCATCCTCGGCAATCACGGCTTTTTCTTCCGCGATGGCGCGAGCTTCACCGTCCCGTCTGCCGGCACTGCCAGCCGCACTTCCAAGCCCGGAGCCGCTGACACCGGATGGATTGACCTTGGCATTCTGTCCGAGGCCACGATTCAGCACGAACGCGAGGAGCGCGACATCTTCGCCCCGACCCCGGGCGTGATGCGCTTGTACGACGTCATCGAGACCAAGCGTCAACTGTCCATCAACCTGACCGCCCAGGAACTCAGCCCGCTGGCCTTCGAATTGATCTTCGGCACGCTTGCCCTGACCTCGGTCTCGACCCAGTACAACCCCCTCGAAGGCGCGACCAAAAAGGGATGGCTCAAGCTCCAGCAGTACAACCAGAGCGATGCCATCGTCAACACGGTGGACGTGTACGTTCAGATCAAGGTCTCCGGGGAAATCACCTTCGGCGACAATGTGGTGACCGCCCAATTCGAGGCTCGCGTTCTCCACTCCACGCTGAACACCGGCACCCTCGCCTAATCGCAACACGCCATGCCAGCCGATCCTATTACGCCCGGCCTGGCCGCGGCGTGGTCCAACACAAGCCCGGCGGCTTACGGTGTGCCTTCCAGGTTCACCGCAGCCGTCCGGGCGCAGTCGAATCAAAGCATTGGCTCGACTCTCACCTCGACTTTTGACGGTGTCAGTTTGCAGGGAACGCTTGCCACTGTCTCGAATCGGGCTGTCCTGCTGACCGCCCAATCGACTCCGGCTCAAAACGGCATCTACGTCACCGGTGCTGGTGCGGTTTCGGTTACAATCACCGATTCGTTTGGAGGTGGAACCAAGACGGTATCCTTTCTGGTCGCTGGTCGCCTGTATTACTGGATTCCGCAGAACGGCTACAACGTCACGAATGGCACCGAGACCCTGACAGCCGCTGGCTTCATTGCTGCGTCTGGGGCCGGTTCCTTGACGTTCCAAGGCCCTGCCGGTCAGAGCCAGGCGGACAGCCTGTACGAAGCTGGCCTTGTCCGTCTGAGCCTGTTCGATGCCCCGAATGAGTTCCCCGTTGAGTTGGTGGTCAACGTCACTGGTGGAACCTCTGCGAATACCTGGTGGCAACTGACCTCGACTGTGGTCACCGTTGGATCGTCTGCGATCACGTTTTCGCAGATCACGGTGTCGAGCCTGGACGTGGGTACCGAGGACAATGCCTTCGATAACACGCCGCCGGATACAAAGACTCCGAGCAACGCGACCGCGTTTGACAACACCCAGCCGGTCCCGGTGATGCCCTCGTTGTCTCAGTCGTTCGTCAATGCCACGCCGGATGGCAAGACCCCGAGCCTGTCCACGGCGTTCGACAACACTCCGGCAACCGCGCTTGTTCTCCAGGGCGAGACAAGCCCGGTCGCTGGTATCACCACGCCCGCCAGCCCGACGGCTGTCACTCATCTGGCGACGCTCACCGCGGGGACCAATTATCTTGTCCAGGTTGGAGCCCGACTCGCTCCGGTCACGATCACCCTGCCCGACCCTGGCAGTCTGGCCCAGCGAATCGAAATCGCGGACATCACCGGCCAGGCTGCGACCTACGCGGTCACGGTCAACGCCGGAACAAAAGACATCGAGACGGCAGGTCAAACGTCTTACATCATCGATCGCAACGACGCGGTCCTTGTGCTGAGTTACACCGGAACCAAGTGGAAAATCCTCTGATCCCATGATCACCAAAATTGCAGTGGCGACGACCGCCACCCTGGTTTCCGATTCCAGGGAACGAAACTGGCTGATGATTCAGAACCAGTCCGACACGCCGGTCTTCCTGTCGTTCGACGGGACCGCGGGCGTGACTATCGACTCAGGGGCGACCCCTGGCATCCGCCTGGCCCCTTACGAAACGGTTCTGTCCGCCGACATCGGTGGGCGGTTCACCGGAAACAACTTCCCGATCTACGCCATCCACGGCGGGACCGGAACCAAAAACCTCGTCATCCAGGAGAGCTAAACATGAGTTGGAACATTCAAAAACCAGGGGACTACATCAACGGACCGCTCACGGTGGCGGGCGTGGCTCAGTTCAATAGCAACGTGGGAATCGGTACGACTCCTAGCGGTTGGGGTGGCACTGGATTTCTCAACCTTCCGTCAAACACGGCGGTTTCGTTTAAAGGAACGCAGGGAAGTGTTATTTCTAACGCCTACTACGACACACAGTGGCGTTATTACGGAAATGGTCGCGCAAGTCAGTATTATCAAAACGACGGTGTACACACTTGGCTTGTCGCTCCAAACAACATTTCCGGTGCTGCCGCTGCACTTACTTTTGCTACCGGAATGACATTGGATAGTACGGGCAATCTTTTCACCAGTGGATCTGGAAATGGAGCAAACCTCAATGTCACAACTTCCAGCCAAGTTTGTGGATTGCGACTGCGACAGACTCAAAACGTACATCCGGCTACGCGAAACTGGTCAATCTACACTAACGGATCGGCCTACGGAGTCCTAGAGTTTGGCGTTGGTGCTTCACAGTTTTCCGATTCTTATGCGACAGTCTTGACCGTCGATGGGGCCGGAAATGTTACCCCTAACGGCAATCTCGTCCCCGCTGCTGGCAAAGGCATCGACTTCTCCGCTGCTTCCAACGCGGCTGGTGCGAGCTCCGAGCTGCTCAACGATTACGAGGAGGGCACTTTCACTCCTACGGTAATAGGTGTTTCGACAGCAGGAACAGGAAATTACACGGTCCAGGTTGGAAGATACACAAAAACTGGAAACAGAGTTAATGTTGACATTTATGTCAACTGGAACACTCATACCGGAACAGGTGCTTTAAGAATCACAGGACTTCCATTCTTGGTTAAATCTGCTGCCAATTATTATGCATCAGTAACCATAGGTTACGTTAGTTTGACAACATTAAATGCAAACAATGTTCTCAACTCCCTTGCAAATGGTGCTTCAGCATACATTGATATCAGTCAATATCCTGCTGGTGGAGGAACAACTGGACCTGTTTCAATAGGCGTTGCGGGCGCACTTTGCCTTTCTGTCTCATACGAAGTCTAATACCATGTTAACCACACAAACTGTTGTATCGCTCGTCGAGGTCACGCCGAACGGCACGATCCAGGTCCGACTCGCCAACAAAATCATGGACGGCGAGACGGTCAAGGCGCAGACCTTTCACCGCTACTGCCTGACACCTGGATCTGATCTCACCGGACAGCCGGCCCAGGTGGTCGCGATTGCCAACGCCGTCTGGACGCCCGAGGTGATCGCCGCATACGAGGCCCAGATTGCCAACCAAAAACCCATCGGAGCCTAAGCCATGATCGAAACCAAGACCCTTTGCGCCGTCACCGTGCGGCCCGATTGCAGCCTCCTAGTTCAGGAGACTATCGCCTATCTGAAGGACGGAGTGCAGGTCTCCGTGGAGCCGGTGGGAACCTACGACCTTGCCCCGGGTGATTCGCTCGAAGGCAAGCCGACCGATGTTGTCCGCATTGCCAATGCGTTGTGGACTCCCGAGATCATTGCAGACTACGCCGCGGCGCATCCGATCCCGGAGCCCGAGGTCATCGTCGTCGAGGAGCCTGTCGTCGATGCTTCGGTCTCGACAGAGTCAACCTCGGAGGTTGAAATTGTCACGGAGACTTCCTCCGAAAACTGACATGGAAAACGCCCCTGCACTCACCCCGAAACCCGCCACCGTCAAAATCTTCGTTCTGAAGTTCACCGAGGCCGAGGCCCAAAAGGCTTTGGACATCTTCGAGTGGGCTACCAGAAACGGCGGTTTGCCGCTCGCCAAGGAGGTTCTGCCCCTGGCCGAGAAGTTCATGCAAGCCGCTGTCAAAGCGAAGGAAGCCGAGGAGGCTGCAAAGGCTGCTGCCGCCGCAAAGATCGAAGAACCCGCCAAGAATTAACCGGAGCAAATGACGACCAACCACAACGAAATCCGGGACGGTTCAATCGGCATCGGATCCGGGCTCACCTCCGCGATCATGGGCATCTTGAAACCTCTTGGTGAGGTGGCGTCGTCCATCGGTTCCATCGTCGGGTGCGTCATCGCTTGCGTGATGCTTTACCGACTCCTGCGAAAGAAAGACTGACCAAACCATGAACGCAAAAACTACCTTGGCCGGAATCGGCTCCATCCTCGCCGCCGTTGGGTTCGCTTTGAAGGCGATCTTCGACAACGACCCGACCACGAATATCGACCTTGGCGCGACCATCGCCGCGGTAACCGCCGGCATCGGCCTTATCGCCGCGAAGGACGCCAAGCCTACCGGACCGAAACTGCCCGAGCCTACCGAACCCAAGGCGTGAATTGGGTCGAACAGATCGTCACCGCCCTGCTGAAGTTCCTCCGCGACCTAGCCCGTGAACCAAACACCCTCGACAACGCGCAAACTCCTCCAGAGGTTCGCCGTGGTTGGGATGCTTGGATTCGCGGCCGGTTGCGGGACAAGGGCGGTGATGATCGACCCTAGGGCTGACGTCGTCCGCCTTGGGCCGGGAGTGCGCGGGCCGGTCTACGTCTTCGTTGACGGCCGGTGGACGCTGACCCGAAAAGTGACTCTGCCCGAAGGCTGGTTCTCCGGTCCCGGGCCTCAACAAGAAACAAAACCCTGAAGAAAAACCCATGACTGACAGCATGGCCACACTTATGGGCGGCAAGCAGATTGTCGCCTACCACCTCGACGGAACCCAGGAGATCGTGACCCTGCGGCAACTGCCCGTTCGAGCCCTGCCGCAATACCTCGCCACCATCGACGACGAGGCCGCCCGATTGGAACTGCTGGCCGACAAGCCCGCGGGGTGGGCGGACAAGATCAAGCCCGACTCGCACGTCGAGCTTCTGGAGGCCGGGGAGGGCCTCAACTCCGATTCTTTTTCCGCGTGGCTCCGTCGCAGAGTGCAGCGACAGGAGCAACTGGTTCCGGGATCAAGCGGAGAGCTGGGCAAGCAGTTGCTGTCAGCCTCGCCGACTGGGTCGCAGAGTGCGCGGTGCGCTGTGGTCTGACGCTCGCCCAGGCCGTCGAACACAGTCCGGGCCAGTTGCGGCTTTTGGCGGCTGCGGCCTCGCGCATTGACGCGGGGGCGGGGCTGCTCAATCTGCACACAACTTACGCGGCAACGGCTGCGACGGTTGCAAAGGAAGGGCGGACCGTGTTGGAACGCCTCCAGAAGCAACTGACGAAACAAGCGAAAGGCGGCTGACATGGCAGACACAAATCTACGGATCAAAATTGGGATGCAGGGGTCCGCGGAAGTTGCCGCAGGGCTCCGGTCCATCAGTGACGCATCCTCGAAGCTCAAGGGGATGCTGGCCGGTGTTGGTGCAGCAATCGCCGGGGCTGCCGGTCTTGCGGCACTTGGGCAAGCGGCCGTCAACACGGCCAAGCTCGGTGGCGAACTTTCAGACCTTGCAGCCCGAACAGGCATTTCAGCCCGTGCCCTCATCACATTGCGCCAAGCTTTCAACGACGCCGGGGCCGGAGCCGACTCCGTAGGTTCAACCATCAACCGACTCCAAAAGACGATCTACGAGGCCGCTACGGCCGGGGGCGCTGCATCCGATGCGATTGTCGATCTCGGATTGTCCACGGCAGCACTGACCAAACTGGCACCCGAGGAACAGTTTTCCCAAGTTGCGGCCGCGATCTCGAAGATCGAAAACCCAGCCCAGCGTTCCGCGGCAGCCATGGCGATCTTTGGAAAGTCCGGGGCCGAACTGCTTCCGTTGTTTGCCGATGGTGGAGCGCTCGACGCCGCAAGAACCGCGTTGGGTGCCCTCCCCGACGTGTTGGGGCGCAACATTGGAATCCTCGACAGCATTTCCGACCGGATCGACCGCCTCGGGTTGAAAGCAACCCAACTCTTTGCCGGAATCTTCGACGAACTTGGTGGGGCCGTTGATTCGTTATTGGCAAAAATCGAGTCCATTGATCTCACCGGACTCGGGCAAAACATCGGGGCATTCGTCAACCTGACCATCAAAGCATTTCAGGACGGGAGACTGGCCGAGTTCATCGGTTTGGTCATCATGGCTGGCACCGAGATCGGGCAAAAAGCATTCAAGGATCTTGTTTCGTCGGCGGTCGGATTCTTTACGAACCAAGAGGTGGCCAACGCGATTGGCAATTTCTCGGTCACTTTGGTGGCCGGAATCGCTAAGTCATTCATCCAACTCAACCAGTTCTTCCAAAGCTATTGGAACGCGGTCGGAGTCTACGCAGCCCAAGCAATCTCCGCGGCCGTTCGGTTGGCGGTAAATCAACAGATTGCAGCGGTCGAAGGCGTTCTGAACGCATCAAAGGAGGCTGCCCGGCTTTTGCTTCCGGCCGGATCAATCCTGCCGTCTAAGGCGATCACATTGCCTCGGGTCGAGCAAACCGCGCCAAACTTCGACACGGCGCTCGGAATCGGATCCGCCATCGCTGCTCAGAACGCAAGGACACAAGCCGAACTTGTGGACAAAATGGTTCTTGGTTACCGGGATCTTTTCGGGATCACAACCGACAAGACCAAGGAAGACGGCAAACAAATCTCCGCCGCACAAGAGTTGATCGACTTACTCCAAAAACAACGCGAGGAGACAGAACGAAAGAAGAAAGCCGAGGCCGCTCCCTCCGGCGGTGTTGCGGGTGGAGACGTGCCGATCAACCTCAAGCTTGAGTTGATGCGGTTGGAAATGACCTACAACAAGCAGTTGCAGCAGATCAACCAAGCCCGCGGGGCGGTTGAATCGAGTTGGCTGATGACCAACTTGGAGAAGTACCAGGAGAAGAAACGCCTGTTGCAGGGAGAGCTTGACCTAATCGCCAAGCAGATCACCGAACTCGAAAAGCTCAAAACCACCGCAAGCGAGGCTGAGCGGATGCAGATTGAGCAGCGCATCGTCGGGCTCCAGGGCACCGCGGGCGGTGTTCAAAACCAGATGACCGGAATGGGGCCAGATCCCGAATCGTTCCGGCAACAGTTCCAATCCACTTTGGTTGACTTGCAGAATCAATGGGGAAGCTGGGCGCAACAGACGGCCGCAACGTTCTCCAACGTGTTCAACACCGCGATCTCATCCATCTCGAACGGGATCACGGGGCTCATCATGGGAACGATGACTTGGGGCCAAGCCCTCGCCGCCATCGGAAACACGATTCTGACCACGATCATCCAGTCTATAGTCCAGATGGGCGTCCGGTGGGTGGCGACTCAGATCTTAATGGCGACGGTCGGAAAGGCACTTGCCGCCGCATCGGTCGCCGCGACGGTTCCGATGGCTGCCGCCCAGGCGGCTGTCTGGGCAACGCCCGCAACCCTATCCACTATTGCGTCTTACGGCACGGCAGCCGCAGCCGCCCCGGGCATGATCGCCGGAGCCCAAGGGCTTGTTCTCGCGCAGTCATTGGCCGCATTCAAGACGGGCGGCTACACGGGCGACGGCAATCCAAACGACGTGGCCGGTATCGTTCACCGGGGCGAGTTCGTGGTCCCGGCTGACGTAGTGGACCGCATCGGATTGTCCACACTCCAGTCCATGACCGCCGCGGGCGCATCGGATCCCGGTGCCTTCACGTCGCCGGCCGCCCCGGGTCCGATCACGCTCAACATGGGGGTCTTTGACAACCCGGGCCGATTGGCCGACTGGGCGAAGTCCAACGAGGGCCGGACGGTGCTGGTGGACATCATGCGCCAACACGCCCACGAGTTTACCCGCTCATGATCTCAACCACGTTTGCCGGTCAATCGGTTCTCTTGCTTAACGACGCCCCGGATTGGGGATCGCCGGTCGGAGTGACTTTCGACTTGGTGAGCCAGTTCGAGGAAGGATTGACCGGCCGCGAGGCTCGACGCCCCCACGCTGCAACGCTACGGGCCAAGGTGCGGTTCCGGCTAACAATCCAAGGGACAGACGCCTTCACGCTCAAGAACGCGCTACGGGGCTACCAAGCGCAGCCCGTCATCGTTCCGTTCTGGCCTTTGGCCGAGACATGGGCCAACCGGGCAAACATCGCAGCCACCGGACTCCGTGTGGCCTACAAGGCGGACTGGTCAACGTGGGAACTGTACACGACGGTTGAACCCGGTTGGGTGTTGGCCGACGACATGGTCGCCCCTGCGTTCTGGGGTCGCCTCGAAGACCGGGAAATGCTTTGGATCAACGCCACGGTCGCCCAGTTCGACGTTGAGTTCACCGAGACCGGGCCGACCACCTACGCACTGATTCCCGGAAGTCAGACGTTCCAAGGCGGTCCCAACCTCGCCGGCTACGCAACCAACCCGCGATTGTGGCCGACCGCGTTGGATTGGCGGGACGTGCCCGAGTCGTTTTCCGTCCGCATCATCCGGGAACAACTGGGCTTTGGTCGGGCACAGTTTGAGACGATCTATCCGCAAACCAACGTCCGCGAAGCCCAGTTCCGCACGATCACCCAGTCGTCCGCCGAGTGCTGGAAATTGCTTCGATTCTTCAGTGACCACGGGGCTGGCAAGGCATTCTGGACACCGACGTGGCATTCGTCCGCCGTGATGGCCGCCGACCTCGCCGCGGGATCATCTGCATTGTCGGTGCAATCCGCCGTTGGGATTCAGGCGGGCGATTACCTTGCGTTCATCCAGGGCACCGGGATCCAAGCGACCTCCCGGACTTCGACCATCGTCGGGACCACGGTCAACCTCAACAGCACCCCGGGAGCATTCACCGCGGCCGACACCGTGGTTGCCACGTTGGTCCTTGCCCGGTTCGACAAGCCGCGCCTCGGTCTTGAGTTCATCATGGGGTCGGTCGCCCAGGGGGCCGTTTCCGTCGTCGAGCTTCCGCCGGAATATTCACCGGCCGCGGACGAAACCCTCGGGACGACCATCGGGCTCCTGACCACTCGGGGCTACATTTACGAGCTTACCCAGACCATCGGGGTCACGACGACCACAACCCGGCTAACCAGCTACGAGGCCGACTTGACCGTCGGGGCAAACACCTACACCGCCCGAAAGATGGACCACGGGACGGTCAAGCAGTCGCTTTTCCTAGACCGGGACGAAATCGAGATTCGGTCCGAGGTCATCGCCGGGGACCCGCTGGTCAAACTCGCCACGGTACAAGCCGAGGCCCCTGTCCGGCTCACGATCAAATCCGTGGACGTGTCCGGGGCGACCGGATCCAACGACACCGTGCTTTTCACTGGGGACATCATCGGGCTGGCGGTCCGTGGATCCAGACTGACCGCAAAGGCCGTGTCCGCTGGGACGGTGTTCGACCGGATCTATCCAAGGTTCAGGATGCAAGTCGGATGCAACCACGCGTTGTTCTCGCCGGGGTGCGGGTTGGCCAGCGCTGCGTGGCAATTCACCGCGACCCTAAGCAACCCAGGTACTGTCGGCTACCCGTTCACGTTTGATTTGACCGGGCTGGCACGAACCATTGGGACTGTCCCAACCATCACTGCGGGCTGGTTTTCTGGTGGGTGGGCAGAGTTTCAGTCGGGTTCTTTGCTGAGTCGTCGAGCCATCATCGACAACACCGCCGCGGTCTCCGGTGCCCTGACGATCACGTTGGCCCGGGATCCAAACCCGTTCCCGCCGCCGTTCTCCGCGGTGAAGCTTTTCCCGGGTTGCAATGGGGCACGGACAACGTGCGTGGACAAGTTCTCCAACTACCTCAACTTCGGTGGGCATCCGTTCACGCCCGCAACCAACCCGTCGCTCATCAAGGTCTCGCAAAACGTCGGAGGGGGTAAGAAATGACGCCTACATGGTTCACCGAGGAGCGCATTGACGCGCTCGAAGCCGAAGCCGCCACTTGGATCGGGACGCCGTTTGCGGCCAACTCATCCGCCAAGGGGCTTGGCGTTTCCTGCCATACCCTCGCGGGCGCTCTCTACGCCGCCGTCGGGTGGGGCGACATTACGATCCCGGAAGTCCCGATCTCCCACGGGCGGTTCGGGGAGGAGTCACTCGCCAACCCGTTCTTCGATGCCATGGCCGAGCGGTTTACCCAGCTTCCGCATGACTCGGAGGTGCTGCCCGGGGACGTTCTCGGGTTCCGCATTGGCCGCATCGTCCACCACCTCGGGACCGCGCTTCGCAACGGCCGGTTCATCCATGCGCTCGACGGCATCGGCACGACTGTGTCCACCATCGAGGACGCAACCTATCGGTCGAGACTCACGACCATCTGGAGACCCCTACCGTGAAAGGCGAAACCCGAAACCAGCCCGACCCCGAGATTAACGACGGCAACACCGAGCCCGAGGACTTCTCGACCAACCAAGAGGCGGCCTCGATCCCGTGGTTCTGCGGGGAGCGCAAACTCGCCCTCCGGTGGATCTCACCGATTTACAACCAGTTCACCAAGGAAGCTCCCCAGGAGCGACCCGGCAAGAAATAGGACACGACCATGGGAAAAGGTGGAGGAGCAGGCAGCAAACTTTACGACTACTACGGAACCCTCGCCGGCATCGTCTGCGCGGGGCCGGTGGACGAACTTGTCGCCATCTTGGTGGACGGCCGGATCGTCTGGCCCACCGCGACATTCTGGAACGCTGGGCAGACGATTGCAGTCAACGACCTCCGGCAATACTTAGGCGTCGTCTGGAAGGCCACCCAGGCGCACACAACGAGCAACGCCAACAAGCCGCCAGCGTCAACCCATTGGGTCCGCTATTCGTTGGTCCGCACGGTTGGACCGAGCGCCACAAACCCCTACCCGCTGACCGTGACCGGCTACGGGGCCGCGTATTTCTACTGGGGCACCGACGACCAAGTTCTCGACACCGTCGGGGAGGCCCGCCTCGCAGCAAACGGGCACCCACCTTACCGCCGGCAAGCCGTTCTCGTTCTCAAAGACTTCCTTTTCGGCCGGGAGCGTACTTCAGCGCCAAACGTCGAGGTGGTCGTCCGCAGAAAGCCAAACCAGACGATGCTGATCGGAGATCCGGCCGCATTGATCGACGGACAGGCCAATCCGGTGGCCGCCATGGCTGACCTTTACACCGACCCGGTGTTCGGGGCCGCACTGACGCCCGACACCCCGGGAGGCCCGGACACCACGACGTGGCAGTCCGCCGCTAACGCAATCCAAACAAGCATCGACGAGGCCGGCATCTCGCCTGTGCTGACTCAGGCAAAGAGTCTCCGCCAGATCACCGCCGACATCCTCGCTTACTGCGACGGGTGGGTCCGGTTCTCCGCGGCCGGTGAGATCGAGGCCGGGCGGTTCCCACACAACTCAGCGCCGCCCACGTTCACCGCTGCCACAACCATCGACTACAACGACCTCATCGACGAGGTGAGCTACACGGCCGACGGATGGGCAACGACCTACAACCAAACCCAAGTCAAGTTTGCCGACCGGGAGCGCTCCTACCGGGATGGCTCGGTCGCTGTGGTGAGTGGGTACAATCTCGCCGTGACCGGAGAGCCACGGACCGCAAAAATTGACCGCCCTTGGATCACCCGACGGACCCAGGCATCTGAACACGCGGCCGAGCATCAGAAGATCGTCGGGGAGCCCAAGCTTTCCGGCTCGTTGGTCGTCCGCGCTGATAAGGCCGCGAGCATTCGCCCAGGTGACTTGTTCCTGCTAACCCACGACGCGCTTTCCATTTCCATCGTCTGCCGGTGCATCGGCAAAGACATCGCCCAACCGCCCGCCGGCCGCGCCACGATCCGCTTCGAGTCTGACCGCGCATCCGCCCCGGTTCCGTTCGCTCCTACAGGAGCCGCGGACGAGGGGAGCGCCTACCCAGACAACGAAACGCTATCGCTCCAACAGTTCTTCCAGCCTCCGCCTGCAATGTTTCAGGGGGACACCGACGCCGCCGTGGTCCCGTTGATCGCCCGGACGTCGCCGGTCACGATTGGAGCCAATATTCATCTGCGAAAGGAAGACGCCTCGGGATTCTACGAACTCGGATCCATTGACCAGTTTGCAATCCACGGCACGGTGCAAGCCTCTTGGTCGTACTACAGCCGCGCCACGTCAACCAGAAGCCGCTCGACCAATGTGGCAACGGTAACGACCTCGGCAGCCCACAATCTGACGACCGGGGACGTGGTGACCATCTACGGGTTTGCCGATGCAACCTTCGACGGCACCGTGACCATCACCGTGGTCAACTCGACGACGTTCACCTACCCGAACACGGGAAGCTTCGTTTCAACGACGACCGACACGGGTGGCACCGTGACCACTGGCAACGAGGACAACACCGAGAATCTCCGGGTGACGCTCGACGCCGGCACCGTGTCTGCGGACCTGTCCAAAATGCTGGACACCCAGACCGAAGACGCGATCAACGACAACGCGGTCTATGTGGTCATCTTCAAAAACTCCGACCGAAAGGTCTTCGAGGTTTCAACCCTCAGGGCTATGAGGATCATCTCAGGAGATTCGTTCTATCGGCTCAAGGTCCGCCGCGCTCGGTACGGCACCGCGACAAGGACGGCTGACGTCGGTGACAAGGTTTGGATCGGCTACCGCACCGACATTGCCTCGATGACTCACGGCTCGTTTGTGGGCTATCTGGAGGCGCTTTCGACCGCTACTTTCCGACTTCAGTCCGCCAACGCTGAGTCGGTGGCCGACCTGTCAAACACGACACTTTGCCCGAACATTTCCTACACGTTCGCCGATCCCTACGCTCCGACGACGATCTTTAGCTCAGTCCAAAAATTGACCAGCGTCACGGCAAACACTTGGACCGAGATCACGGACTTCACAGGACACTTTGAAGTGACTGACCGCTTCCGCGTTGACGCCACCATTACCGACTTGTCGGCTGACCTCAACGGGGCTCGACTATACGCAAAAAACGGGTCTTCAGAACTGACTTTGTGGTCGGCAAATTACAACGACTCAAGCGTCCAAAAAGTAACCTGTGAGTTCACGCTCCCGACAAAAGGAGCTTGGTTGGTCTTCATGGCCGGACTCGACAGGTCGGGACGAATCCGAATCAAACAACTCACCGCAGGGGGCGGGACAACCGCGGTTGCGATTAACATCAAACAGAACAACACCGAGACATCCGCGCCGAGCTTCACTCCTCCAGGCATCGGTTTTCGGTCAAATCAGTTCCCGATTTCAGTCACGCTCACGACGACGACGGCAGGGGCTCAAATTAAGTATTCCATCGTGGACCTTGGGCAACCCGTCGGGGCGTTCACCAATGTGGCTGCAACCACTACGACCGTCGCTGTAGGCCGGAACAAGCGACTCTACGCCAAGGCTGACGTCGGTGGATCGAACGAGTCGATCTTGATTTACCACGAATACTACATCGAGGTTGACGAATACTATCCGCCCCGTGGCTCGTTGCCATGAAATAGGTCTGGACAGAAACCCATCGTTGGGTTTAGGTGGGGCCGCGTGAAGTGCCCCGTCTGCAATTCAATTTTTGCTGCAAGCCTTGCCGATCTCGGCAGGGAGATGGGGCGCAGCACGTCAAAATCAAAGGCCTCCGCTGCTCGCCGCAATGGCAAGAAAGGCGGACGACCGAGGAAGAAACAATGACTGACGAAACAATGCCCGTGGAGATCGTCCAAAACGACGCTATCGCCTCAATCGAACGCGCCCAGGTAGACGTTCAAATCTCAACCGCTCGGAAGTACCCGCGCACCCTTAGCAAAGTCAAAGAGAGGATGCTTTCATTCGCCACGCTCGACGAGGAAACCGCATCGTCATGCTTTTACACGTTGCCCGCCCGCCGGGGTGGGGACGACAAGCCGATCCAAGGACCGAGCGTCCGCATGGCCGAGATTGCCTTGGCCAGCTACCAACACGTCAAAGCCGGGTCCCGGATCATCTCCGACGACGGCAAGTTCCTGACCGCTCAGGCCGTGGTCCACGATCTCGAAAACAACGTGGCGGTCTCCATCGAGGTCCGCCGCCGGGTGACTTCCAAGTCCGGGGCTCGGTATTCCGACGACATGATCGCGGTCACCGGAAACGCGGCTTGTTCAATCGCACTCCGCAATGCGGTCTTCCGCGTGGTTCCTCGGGCGCTGATTACGCCGGTCTATGAGGCCGCCAAGCGGGTCGCCGTTGGGGACGTCAAATCACTGACCTCTAAGCGGTCTCAGATCATCGCCCGGCTGAAGCAGATGGGAGCCAAGGACGCCGCCATTCTTGCGGCCGTCGGTGCGGACAAGATCGAGGACATTGACCTTGCTCGGTTGGAGGTCTTGATCGGTCTCGGGACCGCAATCAAAGACGGTGAAATCACCCTTGAAACCGCCTTCCCGGGCGCATCACCAAAGGAGGAGGGCAAGCCTATCTTCAAGGACGAACCGAAAGCCGCGCCCGCCGCGCAGGAACAGCCCGCCACCGCGCCCGTGACGCCGGAACCTACCAACCCAGCAGGAGACCCCGCAGGAACCCCGCAGGACCGTTTGGGCGCAATGCTGACCGGAGCTGGACACACAATTGCCGAGTTCAACAAGTGGGCGGTCGATACCGGATTTCTAACCGCCGAGGTTGGGACTTGGTCCGAGGTGCCCGAAGCGGTCGCATCCCGGTGCCTCAAAGGTGCCCGCGGCCTTGTCAACCAACTGAAAGGGGTGGCCAAGTGAGTAACGAAATCAACCGCATTGAGGAGCTTGCTGCGCTCATTCAAGCCGAAATCCCGCGCTTAATCGGTGAAGCCACCGACGCGATCAACGAGTCCATCAACGTGGCGCTGGAGGAAGCCCAAGAAACCGAATCCGACTCCCCGGCAAAACTTCGACTCGCGATCACTGCAACGTGGAACCTCGACACCAACAGCGTCGATCTCTCGATGCCGGTAACCGTGAAAAGAAAGTTCGTCCGGACGGTGGCAATGCCAGATCACAATCAGGAAAACCTGCCGTTCATCGTGGCAGAGGAGGACGGAGGTTCCAATGAATGACGAACGCCACGGACAACCGTCTGCCTCGTCCGCGCATCGCTACGCGCTTTGCCTAGGCTCATTCCTTCTGGAGCAGTCAATCCAACAGCCGGAGGTCTCCGGTGCCGACGCACAGATTGGCAACCGCATCCACGGATACCTCGCCGGGGAGGGTATCGCCCTCAACGAGGAGGAAATCAGGATCGCAACCGACTCCCGACTTCAGGAGATCGAACTCGTCAAGGCCGTCTTCCCGTTCCAAGACCGCCTTCAAATCATGCGAGAAAAGCGCCTCTGGGAATACGACGCGGACTTCTCAAAATCATGGTCCGGCAAGCCTGACGTGGTCTACCACGACGCAACCCAGGCCTTGGTCATCGACTACAAAACCGGCCGCGGGGAGGTCCAACACGCAACCGGTAACGTCCAGCTTCGAGCCCTCGCCGTGCTGGTTCAAATCTCACGGGGACCGTTTTCCGAGATCACGGTCGCCATCATCCAGCCGTTGGCCGGGGAGCCTACGACTTGCACTTACGGGGCCGAGGACTTAGTCCGCGCATCGTCGGAGATGACGACACTGATGGACGACATCCGCAAGCCGGGCCAACCGCGCAATCCATCAACCGAGGCTTGCAAATATTGCAAGGCCAAGGAGGTCTGCCCGGAGGCCCAAGGCATCGTTCAGAAACTGCCCGCGCTCGTTCCGCGGGACGGGCTCGAGATCGTCATGACTCCCGAGCAGATCGCCGAGTTCCTCGCGGTCGCTCCGCTGGCCGAGGCCGTAATCGAATCGGTCCGGGGCAAAGCCCGCCGAATGATCGACGCCGGGCAGGAAATCCCGGGGTGGAAGCTCAAGCCCGGAGCAATCCGTGAAAGCATCACCAACCCGGAACTCGCATTCGCCCGGTTCATGGAAGCCGGGGGGACTCAAGCCCAGTTCGTCGGAGCCATTACTGTGGCCAAGACCAAGTTCAAGGACGCGGTCAAGGCGGCGACGGGAAAGAAAGGCAAAGACCTCGACGGGTTCGTCGAAATCATGCTGGAGGGCTGCACCGAGGCCAAGGTCACCGCCCCATCGCTTGTCCAGGACAAGGAGGTGGCAAAGTGAACCCCATCATGGAACCGGAAGACGCCCACTCGATGGAGTTCGTTCGGGAGTTCATGCTGCGCTTTGGGCAAGCTGTTCCCACAACGGTCTCAATGCCAAACCCGGAGACCCACAACCTTCGGTGGAGGCTTATCGACGAGGAAGCCCAAGAGCTTCGTGACGCGACCAGCTTGGTGCAATATCTCGACGCCGTCGGGGACCTCCTTTATGTGGTCTACGGGGCCGCCATCTCCGCAGGATTCACCGCCCATCAAATCGAGGCCACGGTCTACGAGATCCACCGCTCAAACATGAGCAAACTGTGGAGCGGTGATGAAATCGACGGCATCCCGGCAGACTGCCGAGCCAGCCACGTCGGGGACGGGCGCTACATCGTCCGCCGCAACGACGGAAAGATCATCAAAAGCCCGACCTACAGTCCGGCCAACCTCCAACCCATCATCGAATGAGAAACCTCAGAGGTGGCGGGTTCGCCAAAATACTCCACGCCGCAGAGATTCACACTGCCGACTCCGGCAATCCCGTGATGCTCCTGACGGTGGAGTTCGAGACACGGACACTGGCAAAGGGGGCGCTCTACGCCCAGCGGGTGCAGTTCCGATCCTTCTCCGCGGAGGACCACGCGCTGGTGGACAAACTCAAGGCCGGGACGTTCATCGCATTCGACGGGGACTGTGACGCGGTGAGCGAAAAGTCCCAGACGGGCTGGTGGTATGCCAACCCAAGAATCACCGGTCGCATCCTCAGCATCATCGAAACAGAACCCGGGAGCCACGGTGAGTGACATCCTCCAGTTTCTCGTCGTTGGCCATCCCAAAGCCCAACCGCGGGTCAAGGCGTTCAAACGGGGCAACCACGCGGGCGTCTATGACCCGGGCACCGCAGACGGCTGGAAGCTCGCCGTTGGGGCCACTGCAAAAATTCACTGGAACCGGGTGCAATTCATTGGGCCGCTCCGGCTTGTGCTTGGGTTCTTCATGCCTCGACCAAAGGCACACTTCAACCGCCACGGAGATGCCAAGCCCGGGGCTCCAGTGTGGCACGAATCCAAGCCCGACACGGACAACTTAGCCAAGGCCGTGATGGACGCGCTGACCCAGTTGCAAGTCTGGCGCGACGACTCCCAGGTCGTCCAACTGGAGGTTTCCAAAGCCTACGGAGCCCGAGCGGGCTGCATCGTAATCCTCGGGCCGGCATCATCGCCTGACCCACTGCTGCGCCTCGACATGGGGCGCTTTATCGACTGACAACACCGGGGGCCGCGCATCCGAAACACGCGGGCAAAATCTTTTTGAAAAAGTTCTTTCAATCATCCCATTCCTCGTTAAATTAAGGGCATCGAAGGCAACGAAGCCCGAGAAAATAAAAAGACCGAACGAATGAAAGCTTACCAAATCAACACCCCGAAGACCCGCAAGATGCTCTCCATCTTCCTCGGAAAACTTGGCTACGACACCATGGCCAACGACGTGATGCACGACAGCGAAAAGCACTTGCCCCAATACGCTTGGACGGTGATTCACAATCTCAAGGGGGACATCAAAACCAAGTTCGAGGCCAACTGCCGATTGATCGAACTCATCTGATGACCCGCCCGGGGGCGCGACCGGCCAACGCGCACAACTTCAACACCTACCGAATGACATCTATGATCACCGTTCAACTTCCGACCGATCCCGCCTATTGGAGCTGCTTCTGGGGCAGCGACTACGAGGAAGGGGTCGCCCGCGCCAACGACAACCTTGAGGCCATGATCCGCAACGAGTTTGCCGACGCGCCTTTTGAGGTCCGCTTCGAGCGCACTGCCACCCCAGCACCCCGCGGGGTCCTAGGACACGACGAGGAGGCCGTGGAGGCCGTGTTCGAGTTCATCGCCACCAACTGGACCAACGCGCTCTGAGCCATGAACCTGACCAACCTCATCACCGCATTGATCGCCGTGGAATCCGGCGGGCGGGATAGTGCCATCGGTGACCAAGGCCGAGCCTTGGGGCCGCTCCAGATCCACCGGGCCGTGGTGACCGACGTGAACCGAATCACTGGGGCGCATTACCGGCACTCCGAGATGACCAACCGAATGGCCGCCCGGGCGGTCTGTGAAGCCTACCTGAAGCACTACGGCAAAGGATGCACCACCGAGCAACTCGCCCGGAAATGGAATGGGGGACCTACTGGGGACCGCAAAACCGCCACGTTGGGCTACTGGCGCAAGGTCGAAAAGCAACTCACCAAATGAACACAAAATGAACACGAAACCAATCAACGACGGAGGACCTGCGTTTCCGATGGGATATCATCCCGAAGGCAACAGTGCTGACCACTTCGGCATGACCCTCCGCGTCTGGCTGGCCGGAAAGGCGCTGCAAGGCTGGGCTGCTGGGCGAAACCACAGCATGACCGAGGCGTCCGACCACGACACTGTCGCCAAGGCTTGCTTGCAGTACGCTGACGCGATTATCCGGGCCGCCCAGGAGGTAAAACCGTGAAGCTTCACGAACTCCCACCGGATCACCGGCTCCGAAACATCGCGATCCAATCCATCGAAGGGCTCCGCATCCACTGCCGGAAAACCACCTACAAGGCAAAGCCAGCGACGTGGAAGATCGGCCGCGAGACCTACAACCGATTGGGCGAAACATGGCGCACCAACTTTGACTTTATCGTAGAGGTGCCCAAATGAAAGCCACCACCGAGCAAATCGTCTCCGCGCTCCGGGTGTTGTCCGTCGAGATGTTCTCCGAGGACGGGGTCGCCAATGCCGTTGTGGCCGAGGCCGCCGACCGGCTGACAGCGATGGCCAACCTTGTCGCCAAGCACGTCCAGGAGACCAAAGACGACGTCGAGCAAATGGCCGTCGCGTCCGACACGATGGTCGAGGCCACGTCAAAGATTCAAAGACTCCGAGCCCAGATCAAGCGGCTGGAGGAGGCGGGAAACAATCTACTCTGGAATTTCTGCCCAGAGTACACATCTGATTTAACTCAAGAACAGTCTGATGCTCTGAAGCAATGGAACCAAGCCAAGGAGGACAAGCCGTGAACTCGCACCTTCAGGAAATCGAATCGCTTCAAAACTCTCTGAGAGAGCGCGAAGAATACGTCATAGAACTCGAAAACCGTCTCCGCGCTCTGTGGGACAAGCTCGAAGGTGAGCGGAAGCATTACATGGAGCAGATTTGCCGGCTGGAGGAGGCGGAAGATGTGATTAAAGTATCTCTTCAGCGTTCCCTTAATTCCAACGAACAAGGAGAATGCAAGTGGCTCGCCGAGCTTCCAATGACCGATGCGGAGTTCGCTGTTTTTACAACAGCATTCAAAGCCAAGGAGGCCAAGCCGTGAGCAGTTCACAAGTTCGCCGCATTCTTTCCAACGGCATCGACGCGCCACCGTTGACCAAGGCTGAAGCCGGAGAAATCGCTCGCCACGTTCAGAAGATCCGAGTCAACGACGGGCCGACGGCATTCAGCCGACGCAAACGAAAAGGCACTAAGTGAAAGCGCCACTGACCGCGAAACAGGTCGCCCGGCTTCTTGGGACACAACCCGCCCAGAACAAGCCGACCAAGAAACTCACCAACGGCATGCTTCTCAACCCACCGCTGCCCGACGATGCGGTCCGGGACATCCGCCGCCGTTGGACTGCCGGGGAGCGCCTAAAGATAATCGCCGCGGACCACAACGTCACCCAAGCCGCGGTCTCGCTCATCGGGTCGGGCCAGCGCCGGAAGGACGTCCAATGAGCCCATGCTCGCCCGCTAGTCACCGCGGGCTTGTACCGGAGCGCGGTTTCTGGTCCACGGGGGCGCATCGTGAACGTCATCACCGCCCGCCGCCGGGTCATGGCCGTCGGGTGCAGCCACGGCAACCGAGCCAACCCCAACGCGCTGGCCGCCGCGCTTTTGTTTCGGGAGCAGTTCCGCCCAGACGAAGTCATCCACCTCGGGGACGCCTACGACCTTGCAAGCCTCCGGGCGGGGTCTCTGGCCAACCCTGACGACTCGGACCATGCAGACGACTACCTCGACGACATCGACAAGGGCCGGGCGTTCCTCGACGCGCTCAGGCCGACGGTGTTCATCGCGGGAAACCACGACCTCCGGGCTTTGCGGTACACCAACCACCACAACACCGTGGTCCGCGGGTTCGCCCAGGCTATCTGGGAAAAAATGGTCGAGCCGATCCAGAAACACGCCCGGGTGTTCATCAAACACCACGACGTGCTGCCGCGCTCTTGGTACAACCTCGGCGGCTACAAGTGGGGGCACGGGCTGCTGTTTGGTGAGAACTTCCTCCGGGACACGGCCGAGTGCTGGGGCAACACCGTTGTGGCCCACGCCCACCGCGCTGGGATCGCCACTGGCCGCCGGGATGGAAACCCGACCTGTCTCTCACCGGGGACGCTGGCCGACGCTGCCGCCATGGACTACGCCCTCCGCCGCCGCGGGACGCTTGCGTGGTCCCACGGCATAGTGTTCGGGGAATACACCGACACGACCGCGCAACTCTACCTTCACCAATGGCCGCAGGGAGAAACAGCATGGAATCTGCCGAACTTCTAAGACGGATCCGCGACGAAATCCAACGCAAGATCGAGTTCCCGACAAGCGAGTGGAAGACCTCGAAGGAATGGATGCGAGAATGGGACCTTAAACAATCCCAGACCAACCGCACGCTCACCCAAGGCGTAGAACTTGGGATCATGGAGGCAAAAATTTTTCGCATCCCTTGCCCGATCCGCGGTTCCTATCCGGTGCCCCATTACCGACGCAAAACACCATGACCTATCGCTCCAAACACAACGCCGCCGTCACTGTCGAAATGATCGCCGAGGCCGAACTCCGCATCGGTGAAACCAAGCGCCAGGCCGTGGTCTACACCCGCAACGGCAGGAACTACGTCCGCCCAAAGGCCGAGTTCCATGACAAGTTTTCGCTGGCAGTCTCGACCGAGTCGAAGTAACTGTCAGCAGTCACCGCGAGGTGGCACGGGTGTGAGAACCCGATGACAAACATGAAACCAGAACCCCCAATCCAGCCACTGACGGAGGCTTTCCGGCCGCGCAACGCGCCGGGTTTGTGCCAATTCTCACCCGTTGGTGGTTGGATTGGGGCTTCATCCGCTCCATGAAACAACCGCACAACCAACCACGGGGGACGCCATGATCGTCGAGCCCGATTTCCTCGACCACTGGAAGACCCGGCTCCTCGTCCGCCTTCTCGGAACAGAACTTGCCCCGATCTACGTCATCCGATTGTGGGCTCACTGCCAATCCAGAAAAACCGACCGGTTTACCGACTGGAAACCGACCGTTTTAGCTTCGGTTTGCCGGTGGGAAACCGACCCACAAACCCTCTGGGACGCAATGCTTGAAACTTATCTCGAACGCGACGGAAACACGCTTGTAGTTCGAGGATGGGCCGAGACAAACGCCGGACTTATTTCCGCATGGACCAACGGAAAACTCGGTGGAAGGCCCAAAAAACAGGCAAAACCAACCGAGCAAAAACCAAACGGAAACCGACCGGTTAACCTGATGGAAACCGTTCGGGTAACCGATAGAGAAGATAAGATAAGAGAAGATAGAGATGATAAGATAGAACACCCCCAAACCCCCAATGGGGGCGAGGAGTTGGTTATCCTCAAGGATCGCATCGGTTCTTGGTTCAGCCGCAGAGCTTCAACCATCTGGTCCGACAAGGAAACCAAGGCCCTCAAGGCCGTCATCGCGCTCCGAACACCGCCCGAGGACATCGACGCCTTGGAGACCCGCTACAAGTCCGGCAACCCATACCTACGCCGCGACATCATCACCCTGTTGAACAACTGGAACACCGAAATCGACCGCGCCAAACAACCCGTCACCCAACTATCCCTGACCCATGGACAACCAACTGACGCAATCGCTCGACGCAATTCTCTCCTCGGTGACGATGTTGCCGAACAGCAAGCCGAAGCCGCCAGAATCTCCAGAGCCAAAGACGAAGCCGCAATGCGACGATTCGAGGCCACTGGCCTTACGCCTTGGGACTAAGTGCTGCCCAGAGTTCAGGGCCAAGGTCCTACGCATGGACGAGACCGTGCCGGGTGCCTCCAGGCTCGCCAAGTTCACCGAGGCGTGGATCAAAGCCGCAGCCCAGGACAAGCGCGACCGCGGGACGTGGATGGTCCTCGCTGGCCCTCCAGGCGTTGGCAAGACCCACGCCCTCAAGGCCGCTAGGAGGTTCTTGCAAAATCACTCGGTTGACCTATGGCACGAATGCTTTTGGCGCAACCCACCGAACGTGCTGTGGGCGACATGGTCCCGGGTCGTTGCCCTGGACAAGGAGGAGTGGGAAGACTGGCTTTACGACCTCCGCCGGGCCAACATCGTCATCCTCGACGACGTGGGATCCGAGGTGGACAAATACAAAACCGGGGAGCCAGCCGAACGCCTTCGGGTCGCGTTGGACATCGTCGAGCATCGGTGGATGCTCATGTCCACCAACCTGATGCCTCAGCAATGGGCCACCGCATTCGACCGCCGGGTTCACAGCCGACTACAGCCGGCAGTGGTCCTCGACATGACCGGATTCAACGACTTCAGACCGACCAAAAAAGCAGAGCAAACCCCATGATCATCGCAAAAATAGACGTCACCAAGCTCGACAAAGGCCACTTTTTCAAGGGCCAAAAGGGCATCTACGCAGACCTCGTTCTGATCCCAAACAAGGACGGCACCGACCAGTACGGCAACGACGGGTTCGTGTCCCAGGGCATCTCCAAGGAAGCCCGGGAGAAGGGCACCAAGGGGGCCATTGTCGGGAACTACAAGAAGATCAATCGAGGGGGCGACACGGCCGCGCCTCAGAAGGTCAAAGCCCAGACCAAGCCCGACCCCAGCCTCGATCCTGACGACGACGTTCCCTTTTGACCTATGAGCCGACCCCATTACCTCTGCAAGAAGGTCCAGCCGGGCGAGATCAAGCCCATGACTGCGGACACGATCCGCATGATGGCTCAGGCCGAGGACCTCGTCGCCTACGGCATCCGCCGCGGGCTGATGGCCTACCCACCAAACACCCAGTTCGACAAGGAGGGCCGACCCATCCCGAAGATCACGGTGCCAAGCGCCCAAGCCAAGCCCATCGAGGCTTACCCATGCCTCCGGGCCTACCTGATGCATGACGCCGGATCCACCCATGTCGAGGTGGCCAAGGCAATCACCGCATCAACTGCGAAGATCGGCGCTATCATCGCCCACGGGCGCGAGATCTACCGCCGCCAAGCCGTCGAGATAGCCAAGGAGGGTGAAGAGACCATCCCGGAATCAAAACGCGCCAGCGGGGCAGGAAACGCGCAAGGCGGGGCATCCAAGGCCAAGGACCTCCCCCCGGGTGGGAACCCTCCCGGCCAAAACCTTGAAAGCAGGGGCCAAAGCAG